TATTATGCGCTCACCGTTACAGGACCCGCAGAGGATGTACCTCCTCCACCATCAACATTACCTACCGTAGCTGTTCCACTACCCGCAGTAAAAGTGTACCTATCATCATTCACCTTTGTAATAGAAAAACCAGCCGCTGCCTCAATAGTCGCTGAAAGAAAACCATCAAAGTCTTCTACAGAACGAAATCGAACGGTGTCTCCCGTGCTTTTACCATGACCCGGTTGTGTGACGGTTATCACAGCACTGCCACTGGACCCGGATCTAAACGCATCATATTCTAAAAGAACCGTAACAGCGGGCTCCGTTCTATCCGGACGCGGGTTACGAAGAGCCTGGGGGTCTCCCACCACCCGAACAGGATTAAGTTGGGGTTGCTTCGATTCCCACTCATCTTTACCCACCAACATACCTGTCCATTCTTTCCGCATATCTCTAAGTTTATATGCGGCCCCCGAACGATCCGATATACCTAACGCATATTTATCTGAAGCATATTTTCCCATAATCACACGGCACTTATAAAGGTATACGTTGGAACTAAATTAATAGAGGGCATGTCGCGATCTTCTTGAGCCGCCCGCAAATATTCTTCCTCATACAACCCTTTAAGAAGTTGAACTTTCTCTGGAGCTTTTTTAAGAGCTAGATAATATGCCAAACCTGCCACTAAACAGGGATAAAAACGGAATGGCATATCTACAGTATTTGCGGAGGTATCAGCATCATCCATCCGTACCAAGCGGTCGTAGATCAATTGATCCGTACTATTTTCAGGAGAAGGCCAGACCTTAACAACAGGCGTAATCTGTCTATCCACAAAATATTGGACGGGACGCCCCGTCGTAGTTTTATCCGGAATGCTTAAATAAGTGTCCCGACTAACAGCACTAATAGAAAGGTCCGATCCACTACGTCTAATCACCGCCGATAACGTATCTATTGTAGATTGGACGTTTTCCAAGGAAACAACAGAAGATACCGTAGTAGTAGCCCCACTGGTTCCTCCGGTAATGGTTTCCGCTGCGGCAAAAGTACCAGAAGGAACCGTAATGGTCATAGAAGTAGCAGAAGGCTTAGTAATAACAGATGCCGTAGCCGCACTCGTACCACCCGTAATAGTTTCACCTACCGTGAAACTACCACTTGCCGCCACACTCATGGTTATTGTTCCTACCGGATATTCAAGAACCCCAACCACAAGGTTTTGGGTGACCCGCTCAATGGTCCATTGATTAAGTCCACGATTAGCCCAATCTGCAAAAAGGAAATTTAAAGATCTACGAGCAGTGCGGGCATCATAGCCTGTCCGTAACTCTAATCCACAACGCTCAAATGCTTCTTCTACATATTCCGCTACATTAGGTTCAAAATCCTTAGATCCAGAAACAGCCATGATAAAAACAACCTTCCATACTATTTCTGCATCAGTAGTCTTTAATCATACGCAAAACTACGTTGTAAGAATCTCCGGTAGCACCCGCCCCTGTGGTGGTAAAAAGAACATCACCGTTAGGAGACGTTCCTAGTTTTGACGAAAGACCACCAAAAGCAGACATATCAACATGGTCCGTAAAATCCGAAGGAAGATGCGTGATAAAAATATCTGTACTAGCGTCAGATAAAATCTCTACGGTCATACCAACCGTAGAGTACCAGATCTCAGCAATCCGAACACCAGTACACGCATCTCCTTCGATACTTGTTTCAAGGCTAGATACATCCACTTTTGTAACAGCACTCTCATTTCCATCATCTACATATTGATATGTAAAGCTCATTACAGCTTGACGAGGACCATCCAAAATTGTGGTAGAAGTAACTACATCAGCCATAATTTACCCCTATTCTTTTATCAACCCAGAAAGTACCATCGCCTTGTGTGCAGCACTACCGGGAGGTGGAACCTCCAAAGCAACCTTTTTCTTTCGTTCAGGTTTCTTCTTTTCCGTCCAAGCTTCATTCTCAGGCGTAGCCGGATCATCCCCAACAAACTTTCCTTTGGTGGTCCGCGTTCTGGTTTTTGCCATGTCTCACCTATTATGGTTGTTTGTTGTACTGAACCATACCATCCGTGGTACGCTGTGCTACCGTCAAGAGATAATCACAATCAACCTTATTGGCCGCAGCTTCACCAGCTACAGCAGCAACCCACGTAGTCATTTGAGAAGTGGGGATATTATCCGTAGTCGTTGTAACCAGCTTCCGGTCAACATAAAATTCCACCTGCGAAGTACCACGAACAACAAAGCCCAATCTACGATCACCACTAATGGTACTCCCGGAAACGGAACCATCAGCCATGTCTACACCAGTATCTGTTTTAGTTTCGGTGCCTCCACTGTCACAAACAGCATAAATATCTGCTGCTTCATCCACAATCAAAAATCCTATTTGGTTATTGGTCGCAAAAGGAACCCCTGTAGCTAAAGTACCATTTTCACATAAACCAACAAATACATCCATTTGATCCGCATCTGTCGAAACGATACGGGTTTCAAAGTATATATTCTTACTGGCTTCAGGTCCCCAGATTTCATTACCTTGAAGAGAGGCACCTGTGTTGTCTGATCCAGTACCGGCAATTTCGTACCAGCCGCCAACAGCGTCAGCTAAAATAGCACCTGTACCACTGGTAAGTTGTGAATAGGTCCAATCATTGGTCCCATCAACTGCGATCCCAGTAAAATCTTCATACTGGAAAACATAATCAGGGTTTGTTTGGATTGGTAAGTTCGTGAACCATGCGCCACCAGCAGTTTGATTAGCTCCACCACTATATGCCACGGGTCCAGAAAAACGTGTAGTACTCATAAATACCTCCTTACGAAAGGTTTCGCCCTAGAGTCTTCGTAAGCGTCTGCTGGGTCAGTCGCTAGGGCTAAAATCATCCCAGAAAATGGAGGGAGGTTACCCTCCCCCCGTATTCTTTTCTCTTTACGCTCCTGGCGATCCAAAGATACCACGAGGATCAGACCAGCCAAACGCATAGCGTTCCCTGGCTCTATACCTCACATTCCCGGTATCGAAGTCACCTTCCATTGAAGTACGAACTGCCGTCCGGTTGAAACCTTTCAAACCGTTTGGCGCATCCGTCTTAATGAACCACGCATCCGTATCCGTCAGGAAATGGTTAACGGCATAACCATCCGGAAGCATACCCATGTTCCGAATAGCATTAATGTCGTTATCCGCAGTTCCTGGACGCAACGTGGATTCCAAGAGACGATCTGCGGTAAATTGAAGTTCCTTGGGAACAATCATTTTCGTACCGCTAACCGCAACTTTTAAGCCCCGCTCATCAACGAAACCAGCAATATCAATGAGAGCTTGCTCTAAGCTAGTCTCATTAAGATCCGCTGCCGTTGAAAGCTCGTTCCGGAAAGTGCTGCCGTTTGCAAGAGTATGTGCTGTTGAGCAAAGCTCAAGACCATCACCACCTGTGTACGTGCTGTCGAAAGCATTGTTAAGGATTGCAGCACCCTTAACTTGTTTCGTCTGGCTCATGCTACGTGCAAGGGCCTTTGTATACCGACTAGCAAGTCGATCATAAAGGTTATCCTCAATAGCTTCTTCGGTAATGGAGAATGCCAAAGCAATTGTCTCCATCGTATAACGAGCCGTGTACACTTCTTGCGCGTCATCAAACGACACCGCAGACCCTTCAGATTTGGTCGGGGCTGCTCCGAAACCGGATAGCATGACCTCTTCTTCAAAGGCACGATCAGAACTTTCCATAGAAAAGATCTGTTCGTATTCACGATCATATTGATCGTATTCCAAACCAAACAATGCGTTTAGGCCGGGTTCCAACTCTTTGACAAGTTGGGCTCTACTAATAGCCATTTCTCAGCCCTCCTATACGCCTGTGGTTGAAACAGTACCAGCAGCAATAGCACCGTTGGCACTATTGAAGTGGTTGTTCACCCGGATTAAGGCAGGAATGCCAGCAGCCGAAAAATCCTCGTTCATCGGATCTTCTTCCCATCCAAGAATACGCAAATTCAACGTATTCGTAGTATTGA